CTTGTGAGGCGGTCTTCGATGAACTATTATTCACAATATTATCCAGGTGTTTCAAGAGTAGCCAGCACAGATGTTTCTACTTCAGGCGCCAGTTCTTTCTCATTACCCGTGAACGGAAGTGTATAACCATTACGGTCCGCCCATGCAGTTCCGGAATCAGATGTACCAGCGTTCAGCTGTAGACCGTTCACCTTGCCATACAAAAACGCCTTACCAGTGTTTTCTACGCCAACAATAATTAGGTTGTTCTTTGCAAGCAGCATGACCTCGTTTCGTACGCTGGCAGTTTTCTTATTCAGAATGATCTGGACTTGTTGAGCGTAATACAATGTACCATTTGGCTCAGAGCCGGTGATAGTCTCCGTCGCATTGGAGGTCTCACGAACAAGCGCATATTTCCAGAAGCGTTTGCCCGTTGACTTAGTGATGGAGGTTACTACACCACTCACTTCAGTGATGGCAGACACATTACCGAGCTCGATGATATACACCTCCTTCAGGCCGCCAATACCTTCACGGCAATCATTGTTATACCCTTGAGTTAATGCGCAAGGCATGGTAATAATATTTGAAAGTGAGGAAGGCCCGGTAATCCCGGGCCAACACTTATTAAGAAAGTTTGAATGACACGATCTCGTTGGGGAACGCAACGTTCACACCATACTTGAACAGAGAGATGAAGCGGATCTCATCAGCCTCTTTGGCGTAAAAGATTTCCCACTTTTCTTCCTCGTTCTCGAGGTCAGTACCGATGAACAGGTTACTCATCCTGACAGTGAACAAACGGTTTGTACCGTCAAGACCGTGAACCGCTGTCAAACGGTAGTTGGTGCCGGGGATGATCACCTCGCCATTGGCTGCACTTACTTCAGTACCAGCAGGAGCAAAGTGAAACAAGTTCACATCTGTGTATGCCGCAATAAACTTGTTGAAAGTGTCCCATCCACAGAACACGCGGATATCATCTTTGCCCTGGATGTTTGCAGGCATTGCCAGCCACATGCCAGCTACAATAGCCTTCACGTTAGACGTGGTGATACCTGTCGCTGTAGTGATCGGAGCGCCAGCTATATAAGCCGCCTGGTTAGCATTGGTAGCAACACCAGCTGCATCAATCAGTTTGATGAGGCCATCCCATTTGTTGATGTTGACATTGCTGTGAGCGGTGTCACCTTGCCAAAGTGCAATCTCAATTTGCTGAGCAATTGTTCCAGCCTTCTGGTCGGTATACTGCTGCTCGAAAGGAATACTGTCGTATTTGCTTCCGATTTGCAGAGCTTTCTGGGTGTACTTTGTTTCAAGCGCTGCAGGGCAAAGAGATTCGTTTACCTTGACTTTACCTACTGTCACTGCACGTTGAGTGAAGGCAGTGTTACCGCTGGTTGTGAATCCGCAAGTGCCACCATTTTGGAAGATGGCATCTGTTTCCAGAATGTTGATCTGCTCAGAGGATTTAACCCCCGTCATCACGTTACCTTCGGACTGAATCAACTGAGCAGTCTTACCGGTAAACAATGATTTCATTACGAGAAGATTTTCGTTCTCGATTGTATAGTTCGTTAATGCCGAAACATTGTATGCCATCGTTCTTACGTTTTTAATATTTGAAGCACTGTAGTGCTGTTAATCAGTTTTGTTTTTCCAGCTTGAGCTGCCTGGCTGCTTCCTGGAATTTTTCCAGCCCTTTCTTTTTCTCGTTTACTTTTGAGAAGGAGAATTTGCTTTTCGTATCCGCTGGAGGTTCGTCAGCCGGCAGCTGCACGAGTTCTGTAACCAATGCGAACATTTGTTCCATTACCTGCTTCTGGTTAGCGATTGTGTTTTGTGCTGTCGCCAGAGAAGTCTGATAAACCGCCATGGCCGCATCACGGTCTTGCTTCTCTTTTGCTTCCTTCATCTGCCATCCAAAAGCGTTTTCCATGAGAGCTTTCAAGCAAACCTCCATGTTTGCGATTCTCTCTTCCGGTGTGCCGGTTGCGAATGCTTCAGTAGCTTTTCGGATTTTTTCAGGTGTATCAAGAACCTCGTCTGAACTGAAGGCCTGAGCGGGTGCGACTTCAGGAGCAGGTTCCACAGCAGGCTCTGCTGCAGGTGTCGCTGGAGTAATCGAAGTGATCAAGCCCGCACCATCCACTACCAGCGTGGAGCCGTCTTGTAGTACATATGAATTTGCGGGAGCAGGGGCACCACCAGACATTACTGTTCCACCCACATCCATTTTACTCACGGATAATTCCACTCCGTCTGTAGTGGTTACACTGATAGGTGCAGCAGGTTGTTCATCTGCAAACAGAATCTTCTTAATTGCAGACAAAATCTGGGAAGCCTTACCTGGTGTTTTTTCTGTGCTCATACTGGTAAATATTTTAGTTAAGTGTTTGTTTGATTTTAATCTTCGGGAGTCCAGTTTTCGAGAAGTGTTTTGATGCTAGTAAGAACTTGATCAGTAGAGTATTTTTGCATCTGTACTGGAACCTGGCGGAAGAGTCCTTCCACTGAAAAGCCTTTCACCTCGCCGCTCTTCACTTTTTCCCAGATAGCATCGTCATCAACTTTGGCAGTGAGGAACCAAGAACCCTCCTTTGCGTCTTCGAAGCCCTTCATAGGCATAATGCCACGAGCCTCATCGGTGATGAAGCTTTCGTAAATTGTCAGTCCGGAAGTTGTTTGGGAAGGATCGTGCTGCAGATTGAAGTTGTGAATGAAGCCCTTCTTGAAGAACTTCTGCACGATAGATAAAATGGTAGGCTTATCGAATACAGTGTAGTAATCGCCGATCACAGGATCGCGCCGGAAAATCAACATGTCTGCCAGCATCGCAGGGCCGGATACGATCCGCTGCTCCTGGTCGACATTAAAGCGCATGCGCTCTTCCTTGAAGGCAAGGAAATTCTTTTCAATGGCTGGCTTATCAACCAGCGCAACGAACTCTACTTGTAAATCTGACTCTAATGAATCATCAATAACACATCTGAAAATAGGCAACCCCATACCGGTAAATATTCCTGGTATGGGGTTGTTTGATTTTACCCTCCTAATCGAGCGGCACGGGATATCCTGGCAATCTTTTCCTGTTCATCTGTAATATCGGATTCAACCACATATGCACGAGTGGTAGCATTGCCTATGGTATTGAGGCTGTCTGCATCGAGCTGGGTAGTGGTAACTATCGGGGATTGTGGTTGCAAGGGTGCAGGAACAGATACTGAGGGTAATGCAGGCGATGACGATCCAGCGGATCCAGACCCGCTGCTTAAAATTGCCTTTGCCCTAGATGCTGCGCCTAATACCGCTGCAATCTGGGCGGCATAAAAAACCGGGAAGGCGAAAGCTGCCGCCGGCCCTGTACCTTTTGCTGATTGCTGAGCAATGCGTAGCCCATCAATAAAACCCACACCTGTATTGATTGCTATTTGCGCAAGACCCGCTATTTTGCTTGCTGCAGTGTTTTTCCCAAACAGGTCTGTAAGTCCGCCAAGGATTCCAGCAGTTTGACTAGCCAATGCTAATCGCTGATCATGAACAGCCTGCTCAACCGCTATTTGCTCTTCTGCAAACTGTCTCCTCCTGTCAGCTTCAGTTCGAAGATTTTCCAAAATAAAATTCCTTGAATCAGCGAGGCGCTGTATCTCTTGCTCCTTTCTCTGTAGCTCCTTTTCTTTAGCCTTCTCTTCTTCTGCAGCATTAAATTCATCCAGAAGCGCTTGTTGCTTTGCACGAGATTCAGTAAGTAACTGCGTGCGCAATTCATCTGTTATTTTAGTTTGCTCCCAAATTGCTGCTCGTTCAGCTTCTCCAGCCTGCACAATTCTGATCCTGGCCTTATTTGCTTCATCTTGAATCTGTATCAGGTAGGTTTCGTCACGAAGTTTTTGAAGTTGTTTTAGCCCCTCTTTCTCTGCTGCAGCCGCTTCCTCCATTTCTTTTTTCTTCTCCTCAGCAAATCTTTTTGCAGCCTCCTTATCTTTTTCAGCAAGCTTTTTATTCTGCTCTTCTCGCTGCTCTCGCTCTTTTTGTTGGAAGCCTAAACGAAGGATAGCTTGATCATCATAAAGCTTCATCAGATCTTTCTTCGCTACCTCTCCGCTCTTTTTATCTAACTTTGATATCTGGTCTACTAATGCCTGCTGTTTGTCTATCCTTCGTTGAGCATAATCCTGCTGGATATCATAGATCTCTTTTTCACTGGCGCCGGCAGCTTTGGCGCGGGCAACAGCGACACGTTCGGTATCTGATAATTCACTGTTTTGATCTTTCACTGCGTCGGTCAACCGCTTGACGCGGTCCTCTAACTGCTTCTGAGCTTCTGCCGCTTTTTCACTTTCTGAAGCGAAAGAAGAAAGGGCTTGTATTGCGGCACCGAGCGCCACTACCAATAGCCCTATACCGGTTGCGATAATAGCGCCCTTTAACACATTGAACGCAGTGGATGTCTGAGTAACTGAAATTCCAAATACTCGCATTGCATTTGATGCCAGATATGTAGCTGCTGCATTTGCTTTCTGAAAGATGGCCGTTTGCTGAATGACAGCATTCAGTCGCTGAAAGTCTTTAACAGAATCAGCAATAGTATTTACTCCTTCTACCAGCGCAAGCGCCCCTTGTACCTTCAAGAGCATTTTCTCAACCTCTCCGCTCTTGTCTCCGAATAATGCCATGGCACCAGTTAATGCGGAGAAGCCTCCAGCGACAGTGCGAATTACGTTACCGAAAACCTGAAACTTAGCACCAGGATCAAAGAGTGCAGCCGTTTCTTTTGCGTCCTGAATAGTATCCTTTAAAGCGGCTACCCTTTTTGATGCAGCAAGAGCTTCTTTACTAACTGGTCCAAATGCATCAGCCGTCTTCAAAGCTTCTGCCTGCGCTTCTTTCAATTGTTGTTTGAAACTTCTTACATTCTGTTCTGCAGGAGCAGTGTCAAGCGTTAGCGATGCGGCTATAACGGTATCTGACATTTTAATAGATTAAATAGTTTATTTTCACCAATTGCACCGTACACTCAGAAGGCTTGCTCATATTATAGTCCTCAATCTTATTAAGCCTAAACAACACTCCGTCCAAGTAAATGAATTTGCTGAAGTCGAGATTGAGGATATCCGAAGACGTTAGGTAGAATGAACCTGTCAAAAGTTTACTGTCCTTATCTGTGATCTCAGCCATATAGCCAGACCAAAAGACATTGAATTGAGTGGCAGATACATTTCCGCCAGCTAGCACAAAGAACAACTCTTTCGACACGCCAAAGTTGAGGTCATTGAGTGGCGCATCAGGATCATCGAAGTGTCCTGCATATCCATAAGCATCTCCGGTAAACAATACCGTTACTCCATCTTTTATACTCCAACTGGAAAGTCCCGTAAGTTTCTTAGTCTGCATCAAGCGTATATTACTATCCACATTTTCTTCGACAGGAGCATTCTCAGGACCTGACCGTTTAAAGATGGTAGGGAATACCTTATCCTCTCCAGCATACCCAACCAAAGGAGTGGAACTGAAGATGAGTTCGAATGCTTTAGTTTGTTCTGCAAACTCATATTGGCTATCGAATATATAGTCACCGTATCCCTGGCCATAACGTTTGCGATAGAGCTCATTATAGTAATCGCTATCAGACTTCCATTTGAACTCATATTTCTTTGCATTCAATTCACTCATGGGTATTATCCTGATTGGTTTATCCCGATTGAGTTTGTAAGTCCAGTCTACGGAATTGGTACTATCTGTTGAATAAAAATCAATAAACGGCTTAATGTAAATCAGTGTCGGATCAAAGCGATCTTCGTACACATAAAGATTGAAAAGCTTTATGATGCTAACCAAAAAATCTACTTGTCGAACATTCCGCGGTAGCACATTATTCATTTCTATTGTTTCTCCTGGCGCAACTTCAACCTGGGTTGCCGTCTGTCCTTCAATATAAAATTCAGCCTCTTGAATGCCTACACTATAAACATATCCCCCGCCACCATACTGAATTTCAGCCAGAATGCTTACTGTATCATTCTCTGCTAATGAAATAAAGAAATCTCCTGTAGCTTCAAATTCATTTATTGTAATAACTCCGGGAGGAATAGAATGATAGTTTACAAAGTCTGATACATCAAGATCAGGAGTCCCAGAAAGATTTTTTGTAACCCCTACCAACAAATTGCCCATTCCTGCAGATCCAGCAAAAGCACCTTTTATCCTGTATCTTATTCTTGCATTAATTGTACTGGCCTGGTTATATTGAAATACCGTATCAGCTATATTATCGAAATTGCTGGCTGTTGTTACAGTATCAAATGGCATTTCTGCATAACTCAATGTAAAATCATTGTCCCCATAAATTATTTCCTGGGAGACAGTTTTCGTTGCGGTTACAAAGCTGCTGGTAAGCCTGAACAGTTTTTTTTGATTGTTAGGGACCACTAGCTTTTTGAACCTGGTGGTTTCAAATAAAGGACAATCGTATCGGAAATTTGCGGCCGCAAACATTTTATCAATGTATTCTTTGGCAAACAATGCAGGCCTGAAAGTCCTTATATCCCAATCCCTTTTACCTGTCCCGCCACTGCCATAAGTACCATAATCAATCAGTGGATAATATACACCAGCACCCGACGCATTATCCCAACTATTAATAATATTAGTAGTATTCAACACTTCATCGTACTCACTGAAGTCAAGGTTTTCCAGTAATTGACCGGAAAGAGAGACATTAAGCCCTGCAATTTTGCCATATACTGATACTTCATACTCTGGCCTACCTTTGATGATATTGATTCGCATGAGTCGAAGAATCCCGGAGAATGTCTGAATCTGGTCTGTGAACATCAAGCAGTCTGCCGCCTTAGATGCATTGAAATTATACCCCACGTTCGGCATCCCGTCTGAAGTAAAGTTAGATTGCCCCACTTGGAAGATATTCCCGAAGATGTTATTATTATTGGCCGTACCTGGCAATACGATTGTTTTACTGAAAGTGGTTGACCTGGAGGAAAAATCTTTCACATCATCCAGGGCAAAAGTCAATAACGCCGATATCTCAGTGGAAATATCCAAACCTAGGCCTTCCATAATAATTTCCGTCCTCATCGATATTGAGCATTTAGTTGGTTACCAAATTCAATCACTACTGGCAAATTGGTAAGTTTGTCGTTAATCCGTTTGCGAAAATCATAGGTAGGCATAGATACACTTACTGGCACGTAATGCCCAAAATCCTCGAAGTATACTAATGGGGATAGAGCAAGATCCCCCAACCACTGATATTCCTCATCGGTGAGGATATCAGTATTGAGCGTCATTTTCTCTGAGTACTGAGAGCTGTAAGTTGCCCGTGATTCATGGTAAACGTTATTACTATTATAGTATGAAACCATGCCACTTGCGTCAATCATATATGGAGTCCGACCAAATTCTTCTTTCGTGATATTTATTTCTTTACGGGACACTTTTGAAAACTCCTTAGTATCAAAGCCCCCATACCTATTTAAGAAGTGTAAATAATAAACACTATATCGAGGTTCACAAACAAGATCAAACCTTCGAATCGTATAAGGAACTTCGGAAAGCAGTTCAACTGAATAGTTGTCTACAGCATCGTTGATTATGCCAGGCCAAAGTGCATTTAATGTATTTGGCGCTACATTGAATAATTGTAATGTGAAAGCAGCATCGGGAGTGAACGATTCGGTCCGGCTGTCAACCATAACGCTTCCACTATATGTTCTAACACGCATCGATACAGGATCGGCGTTTGCTGGGAAATAAGCAAGGAAACATCGCGTTGCGGACCTATTAATGGGCGTTCGTGGCCTCGCTGATGCAATCTTATTCTGAACAGAATATAGTGGCTGGGTTGAGGTAACCAATCTTCCAATGTAGTTATTATAGTATGTCCTTTCAGAATCTACTGTCAGGTTAGTGTATAACACAAAGTTGTATTCCTCGCCAAACTTGACTGTAGCCTTGATAAAAAACTCGCCAACTCCCATTTGTTGGGCTCTGACCTGGAAATCAGTGGGACTAAAATTCGCAGCAATATAATTGCGAATGACGCTCCCAATATTGAAAACACCCCGCTTGTTATCTGGCCTTGGATATGATTTCAGTCTCACCACCATTGTTGCTCCGATATACACATCACAGACATACCGGTAATCGGGATATGTTACCGGATCATTGGCCTTCGTGCTTTCATATACCGTGAAGATTAAATCATCGTGCGCACTTGCGAATTCCGGAGGCGTATTATTGATTACTATAGCCATTAGAGTTTTTTTGGAAGCGTATTAATGATGTCGATTTTGAGAGGGACAGCGAGATCCTTTAGTTTGTTCTGGGTATTGATCACAGCATTTGTGAAGAACATGGTTTTCTTCAGCCCTTTTCGCTTGATCGATTTCGCGATTGCATAAGAAATGGATGTTGATGTATCGGTAATTCGTTTGCGTTTCGCCTCTCTTTTTGAGATGGCTTTATACTTCTTATTGGTCCTCATCTTCAACTTCTCCCGGATCACCCACTTGCGTATTGCGTTGAGCATATTCCGCCCAACGAGATCATTTCGGAACTGGTACTTACCGTTCCCTCCCTTTGTCCCCTTCACTCCCTGGTCAATGAACCGGTAATAGTACAGCGCCTCAATATCCACACGGATAGTTTCGCCAGTAACTTCAGGGTTAAGTATCTTCAGGCTCTCAGACAAACTACCAGTTGCAACCCGATCTACTACATTGAGGTTTTCTTGTGCGGTACCCACCAGTTCACCAGCCAATTGGATCAATGTTGATAATGTCTCCACAGGCTGAAATTCTTCATCGCTTCCAAGATCATCAAAGAATCCAGATGCAAGTGCCTCGGCCTGTGCTGTACTGATACTCTTTGCCATTATCGTTTCCTATTTAATTCTCTGTCAAATGCGACTTTTGATTTCAGGTAAGCCAAATCATTTAGAACCTGCACCACCGGAAGCTCCCATGTATCGTCCATGGTTATACGTTCAAATTCTGCCACTTGCCCGGTTGAATAAATCCAGCCATAGCGTTTATGGAACTGTTCAACAATTCCAGGGCGGTGTCCTTCGTCATCCCTGCTCTCATCATCTGCAACACCAAAGAGGCCCGAATACGTTCCATTAAACTGACCCAGAGTTTGCAAAAAAAAACACAGGAGTGATAGACATCGACAAGGCGGGCATTGAGCATATCAGTTGCAATGGCTTCGTGATCTTTGGCCTCGTTCTTTCTCCTTATACCCCATCGCACTGGCTGTACCAGGCTGGCCATGATAAAATGCATGTTCTCGATGGGCTTTTCTCCAAAGGTGAGAACCTCTACATACTGGCGGTGACGCAGTTTGGTGGGATCATATGTAATGGCATACTTATTCCTGCCGATGCGGAAAGACTTTACTGGTTTGCCTGGGACTTTATCAGTCAGCGCAAACGTGCATTGCCGTGCCAGGGCATTGAAGGTGGTAACAGGCAGGTCATCTACCTGCTGCTCAGTCATGTCGAACAGAATGCAGATGGCCCGTTCGACGCGGTCGAATTCGTCAAGATCGGGAGAAATAGACAGGCGGTGTATGTCCTGGAATTGCTGCACGGTGATTGTACCCCATGAAAGTGTCTTCATGTAGGTATATATAAAACGCGCCGAAGTGTTGGATACTAATTTTGGGTGGGGCCGGCGATGGCTGGACGTTGAAGTAATACGTTAGCGTAAGTGCTTTCAGGATGGATAGTATAGGTCACACGGGTAATTACCCACTCCCCTTGATTGTGCTTTTTATCAAAGTGGAGGTTCCATTCGTTTGAGTTACGAAAACAGTCGTGTGGGATGTTGGAAGTATACACGAATTCACCCTGCCGAGGAGGCAGATTCATTTGAATCTTGAAGGCTATGAGATCAGGGAAATTGAACCACACATCCATCCGGCGAAGATAGGAAATTACCAAACACTGGGCCCGTCTCCCTGCAATGAGGCTGTCTGCCACTTATGCCAGGCTAAAGCCAAAGCGCACACCGCATCATCATGCTCTCCCTCGGGAGCTGAGTACTTTACTCCAGTCCTGGTATGAATAAACTCAAATGCTTCCAGTTGGTCCTTTATAATGCCTTCGGGGAAAGTGAGTAAGCGCTTTTGGATAGCTACGGCCAGCCCTTCCATAAGCTGCTGCTTAGTGCGCTGCGTGAAGGTGAAGAGTTCGATATTATCCATATGCCGCGCCACGTCTTCTCCGATGGGATCACCCACCCCTGTGCTATCCAGGGCAACCGGCATGCTCCTTCCTAATTCGATGATTTCGGTAGTGGTCTGTTTCCAGTCTTTACGAAAGTGACGGAAATCCGATACGTTGGCACGCTGATCGAGGCCAATCATTGCTGTGAAATCCACATATTTGGCAAGGTCTACACCATAACAGATTGCGGGCTGAGTTGATAGTGGATATGTACACTGGTCAATATAACGCTGCCCGAAAGGATTGCTTCCATCTTCAGAAGGTTCAGCCAGGTACAATTCACGGAAAACGGATTCAGGAAGATCCCGTTTTGCTTCTTCAATTTCCTCTATGAAGGGTCGACCATCTTTGGTCTTCATGCCAGCATCAGCTGCATCGTAAGCAGTGATCTTGAAATATGCGTAGTTCGAATCTTCGCCGTTCTTTGCTTTTACGCAAAGTTTATAGAACCAGTTCTTTTTCCCTTTTACGTTACCAATGAACTTCACCTTTCCCCCGGTGCTGGTAACGGTCGAGCGAATCGCGAACCACGCTTCTTCCCGGCATCGACTTGCTTCATCGATCACCACCGCATACACGTCATCACCAT